CTATCACCACTACCATCAGCACTACACGCTACGGCAATAGAAGTAAGAGCATCAATACCCACCAATTCAGTATCTTTAGCCTCACAAGGCTCATACTCAACAACACTACTTAAAATCAGGGGGTTATCCGCTTGTTTCAAAAAACTATCCAATTGAGCCGTCAAATCGGCAAGCTGCTTACCCACTTTAGATTCAACCAATTGAGAAACAGCTTTTGATTGTAAACCATTACGGGTTAAACTCTTACGTACCAACTCATCCGCGCTGCGCTGAAGCAAAGCATCAGGATTAGAAGGTACAGGAACTGGACTAATTTCTAAAAGTTCCCATTGCGGGATAATACCCCACGGTTTAGGATCGTATTGACTCAAATCAACAGTACGACTCGTACCATCAGGTAATTCAACCGCAATTGATGTAATTCCTTCATCCAAATTCCAAGTCGGTATATAAGCTTTAGGCAAAAAACCAACCGAAAATGCATTCATGAATCCAGTCTGATACATACGTTCTATAGCAGCACTGGGTTCATCATCATAAAACTCAAAATCAAACGTAATCATCTCCTCTGCGACTTGAATGGAAACGACACGCCCAACCGGCACTTGTTTCATCTGGTGGATATTCAGCATGACCGGATTCTTCATAAAGGAGTCAATAATAACACCTTTAGGAATCAAAACTTCCCGATCACGATCCATCGTCGCAGTAGAAGCAACCGCACTGTACAAATTCCGACCGCCAACACCTTTTCGATATACCGGTGCTTGCTTAAAAGCAAAAGTTACGTTATGAGACATGATAACCTCCGACTAATTCAATAAAATTTAATTTCTTTCAGGAGTATTGTAAATACCAAGGACCAAAATTTTTGCAATATCGTTAGCTCGATCCGTTAATATTTTGGAATCGGCATTGCTAAATGGCTGGACCAAAGGCATTAGTTTCTCCATAAACCCATAACCACATTGAGCTAGAGCCAACCCACGAATATAGTCGGCAACAATCAAATCCCATAATTCTAAACGATAACTTGCATCGTACAAATCACGCTCTTGTACATACAAAGATAACTTAGTCGCAATCAATCGTTCAATCAATGCTTTCTTTGGCTTATCTTGATTGCTTTGTTGAAATGCTTTCTTTGGCTTATCTTGATTGCTTTGTTGATCGGTACTAGTTTGATTATTATTTTGATTTGTATTACTAAGTTCTTGAAGTTGTTGCTGATAAGCCAATTGTTGATTCTGACGTTCTATTTTAAGCTTATCAAATGTCTTATCAGGAACTAATACTGGGAAGTCCAAAATACGAGCAATCTGCGTTGGATGATAACCCATATCCAAATATGTTTTTGCCGGGGTGGCAAGAGCAATAGGATCAGGTTTAAGACCAGCGACTTTAGCCGTATCCCATTTAGCATACACACCAGGAAAATCAATATCTAAGATATTGATTTGAATCAAATCTAATAATGCGGATAGTCGAGGTAAAAGAGTTTGTTCCCAAAATGTTTGAGTTTGTTCTCTTGCATTGGCGTAAGAAGCATATTCAAACAAACCCACCATCGAAGGTGGCACACCAAATACTGCTAAAATTTCTTCTCTAGTGAGTTTCTTTCCTTGAATAAAATCAATGTCTTTAGTTCCAACCGTCAATGGGGTAACGGTAATACCTCCTTGTAAAATTAATGCGCCATGACCACCATCAATACCACTATAATAATTAATAACTTCTTTACGGATTTCATCTTTTTGATCTTGAGTCAGCTTTCCTTTAGCTTGCAAAAGTAATGGGGTTTTCATTCCAGTTTTGAAAAAACTGGAGTTCCACCCATTAATTTGGAAATCTGACTCTAAACTTGCCCGTGCTGGGCGTAATGGAGATAATCCTTCTAATGAAGCACCCGATGTCAAATCGGGTTTATATTCTTGGATGAGTAAAACATCTTGTAAACGATAAGTCTTATTAATAGAAGTTTCCACCCAACCCACGACATCACGCTGGGTAGCTAAATCTTTAAATACTGGAATTAACTCATCTTTACCACGTAAATCAATATTAACTGGAAGTTTACCTTTCCTTTCAATGATCCAAAACAACTTACCATCAATACTTAGATGCAAAAAAGTACGATAAAGCAGTTCCCGCAACGAAGGAATTAACGGATATTTAGGAGGATTAAACAGTTTAAGAGCGGGATGGTTTTTATCCGTAATAAGCTGTTTTGGTTCAAACGTAGGTAATTCGTTTGGTTTACCTTCAAAAAACAATAATGGGGCGCTGGATGCGGTTAAAGCAATACGATTAATTGCCGCATAGACCCAGTTATTACCACTATAAGCACCTAAAGATGCAACATATCCACTTAATGTGTTAGACCCGCCCGATGCTAGCCAATCCGTAAATGAAAAAACCTTCATTAGTTATGTACCTTTTTCATACTAGGCTCAGTTTAACAGGATCGACATGATAGCGCAATACTCCATCATAATAAAACATGTCATCTGAACGATTTATGATCTAAAGGAACTCGTATCCCTAATAAAACTTCCCATTCTTCTTGAGTTAAATTTACCGTAAATCCAGCTTCTTGTCTAGCAATAGTTGGTAATGTATTAATAGCCTCGACCGATACTAATCCACCAGGAGTACAATACGCTAAAACACACGAATCAAAGTAGTCTGGTGAGCGGCCTAAAATTAGTTTTAAATCTTCTTTTGACCAAATCTGTATTTTACCAGAAGATTGAGATATTTTATACCGCATAATATTAATATCTTGCTTTAGATACTCCAAAATATCAAAATCATTGACAACCACATCCGCTAATCCAACAGCACCCGTTTCCATCAATCGTCTAAAATTCCAACATTGCTCTGCACGTAAATTCAAATACCGATCTGGATCAATAATAGCTTTTTCAGCATTATTGACGGCAATAACCGGTAAATCAATTTCTTCCAATTCCACACATCGGTCATAAACACCCGCACCAATACCAATCACGTCAATTTTGATTGCAGTAACCGGCATACCATAAAATTCTTCAACTTCCCGCACAAATTCCACCAAAGCACCTACCACTTCCATCGTATCATGACCAGTCAACCGATGGATTCGCAATGCTTTTGTTCCAGAACGAGCAAAAAATACGGTACTATCCAATCCAGTTCGCGCTACGTCTACACCAATCTCAATCGTACCATCAACTTCACCAGCATTCTCAAAAGCAGGTTGAACAAATTGATATGGAACAACCGTCATTTGTGAAGATTCAACAAACTCGGCATCAATAAAAATCTTATATAATGGGTCATCTTTACCCCAAGCTTCTGTTCGTCTTTTTACCCAATCAAACGATACTAAACCAGGATAAATATCACGACCTTCTACCACATTAGGACTTTCCGATGCACGAATCTTAATGATATTCCATTTACCAAACCTTGTTTTACGACCTGGGATGCAAATATTAGCCATTTCACTATCTGAAATAGCCGTATTTGAAATAACTAACCATTTACAATTCGCTGAAGTCATTAAACCTTCAGCAGATTCCCATAAAGCCGTTGGAATACCCGCAGCTTGATCAAAAATAACCATCTGATTAGGGGAGTGATAACCCGTAAACTTATCAGTATTATCCTCATCTGTACTAAAACCCACTGCAAAATGATCTGTGCTAAGTGTTAAAGACAGTTGTAATGGTTTACCACCTAACGGAACTTTAGCTTTTTTATGAGCAGTTCTTAATTCAGCCCATAATAAGTCACGCACCTGACGAGAAGTAGGTGCAGTAGAGATTACTTTAGCAGGTCTAAAACAATACAAAAACCATAATGCAATACGAGCAGCCAAGAAGGTATTGTGCTCTACAAAAGTTGTAAGATATGTACTATAACCAGGTACACATATTCCAACAGTAGGACTTTCACCTAAATATTCAATACTTTTAATTTTTTCCCAAACATACCCTTGTGGAATATTTAGTGCAGGCCATTTTATTTGCTTGGCTGGATCACGTTTTGAAGCGTATGCAATAGCTTCATCCAATTTATCTTCTTTTCCAAAAATTCCAACAATTTCTTTAAATTTGGAAATCTCCGACCCGCGATAACATTGCCATGTCCAAGAATCAAACAATTTATCACCACAACGCTTCTTACCATAAGAGACATTGCCATAAATTCCAAGCCTAGTCATTGCTAATTCAATATCACGAATCATCCCTTCAGATGCAAGTGTTATTGCAACTGTAGCTTTACCTCTTTTTAAATCTTTTGGTACATAAACCCAAGAATCACACGCAAATAATCTATTAAGCAATAAAGCTAATGATTTATTATCAGCTTGCCACATAAAACTAGGTATCCGTTTATCTTTAGCTCGCTTACCAATAATTTTTAACTTGCGAAAAATATCTAATAAAGCGTTTTCACGATGATTAATTCCAATAACACGATAGTTATATCTCGATCCAGATACTTTTGACAACTTACAACCGTACTCAGTAATCAAATTTTCAAAATCATTAAGAACTTCGCCCTCTTTCTGAATAAATGAAAGACCAACTGTTGTACTGCCATCCCCTAAAAGATAACCAAGGATTTTAACAAACGACGCATCTAGTGTTTCTGTAGAAACTACATCTAATCCGACTGGAACGGCGACTAACATACCTTCTTCTAATTGATCTATTGGTCGAAATTGGGGAGTTATAGGGGATCTAGGAATAGTGTGTGTTCCAAGATATGCAGACCATAATGGATGATTAAGAGTACGTGCTATTGATCTACCCGAATTAGTCGTAATTTTAGCAATCTTTTTAACTCCATTATCTTCAGCAAACGCAATAGCAGGAATTTGTTTACCTGTCTCTGAATCCCAAGCTAAAACAGTAAACTGTTTATCAATCAAATCTTCAACAAACTTTACATCACCATTAGCTAAAATAATAGATTCTCCATAAGGTATACATTTCCCAACTCCGTAACTATTTCCTGACACATGCACTAATCCGTTACGACGCACATAAATAAATCCAGAAGGTACTGAAACACAATAAACTTTACCAAAATAGTGCTTTTTATACCAACCGTGATCAGGCGCATCTATAGTCATAAACCCATTACAAAAAACTGCCGAAGTTCCATAAATAGAATCAGCTAAAGCTTCTACTAATTGTTCACCATTCTTTATCAAACACCGATGATTTGGAGTAATTAAAAAATTTAATTGTTCCGAATCATATCCAATAAGATCACCATCATAATCATATACATGCCAAGCTTGCGGATAGACAAATACCAAATGACCCTTGCAGTAAGAACCAACTTTATCAGTTGGTAATAAATCTTTGAATAACTGAAAACCACGAGTTTCAGTTAGAATTTCAGTATCATCAGAAAAACAAGCAGGACATGCTGTCCGCTCATTCTCCACAATTGAATAACAAATATCTTCTTGTTTTGACCAAAGACGGTCTCCCAAAACTTCGGAAATCCACCAAACAGGGTCTCTTTGACCACGTAAAATAAGTGATTGTTGCCAAGATTTATTAGTCATGACTACCATCATCAAAAACAGAATCATCAATTTCGGACTGACCTAACAAATCACTCCATGTTTTCGGTGTATTATCCGATGATTCATCTTCAATTTGCGAATTAGCTGTCGTTGTCGCTGCCACAAGATGTTGATATGCTTGAGCTAAAGCCCGCATATCGGCTGGCGATTTTACTTCAAATGGTAAACCCAAAGACTTATTACTCATATTATCTACTAATCTAGCAATCTGATTAGTCAACTGATCTCTAATCTTAGAGGTTTTACGCTTATAAAGGCGCAAACGTAAACGTTCTTCATCAGCATCTCGTGCATCAGCTAATTGTTCCCAACCATTTGCCGCTGCTAATGCATTTAACTCCATAAAGTCAATCCCCGTAGTCTGTGACAACTT